ATGGGAACAAAGCGGGAAGAATACAGGCTTCGTGGGGGAGACATCCTCGAGATAAGAGAGTTCCACGATGGCCGATATGGAGCGCCGGGACAGCGGCGGGAGAAAAAGAAAAAGCCGACAGAGGAGCAGATGCGGCAGGCAAACGAGAGAGAGAAGATCCGGAGATGCCAGCTGCGGATGATGACGTACTTCCATGAGGGCGACTGTCTTGCAACGCTGACATACCGGCAGGACAAGAGGCCACCCAATATGAAAGAGGCATTGAAAGATTTTCAAAAGACAATCCGAAAAGTGCGGAAGGAATATCAAAAACGGGGATATGAATTGTTCTGGATCCGGAATATTGAGCGGGGAACAAAGGGAGCCTGGCATATCCACATTGTTCTTAACGAGGTTGGGGATACAGCAAGTATTTTACAGCAGGTATGGGGAAAAGGCGGTGTCTGGTCGTGCGAAATCAAAAACAGTCAGTTTTACAGCGAAGATTTTTACCAGATCGCCAGCTATCTGACCAAGAGCGAACACCGGACCGAACATAAATCGAACGGGGACGCTGCGAAGCCGCGGTTAAAAGAAACGAGCTATAACACTTCAAGGAATATGCCGCTGCCGGAGCCGAAAATTCAGAAACTTGTCCGCTGGCAGGAGGAGACAAAGCCCCGCAAAGGGTATTACATAGCAAAGATTTATGAGGGATATAACCCGGTAACCGGATACAAATACAGACAGTATACGATGATCCGTCTGGAGAGGAGGCGAACAGACTATGATGGCGACCGACGTTTACGTCGAGACAAGCATAAACGCACCACAGGAAAAAAAACGTAAGTGGGGTTATGTGCTGGAAGCTCCGGGAGGGAGAACAGTATACCAACTGGGTGAGACGACTGGCACAATGCATGGAATTACGCTGCAGGTTCTGATCAAAGCGCTTCGCCGATATCAAAAGCCGAGCCGGATCACGATTCATGCAGCGGATGAGTGGGTTATGCAGATGCTGCTACATCAGCTCCCGGCGTGGGAGCTGAATGGATTCACCAATGCAAAAGGGGAGCCGATCAAATACCGGGAAGACTGGGAGCAGCTGGCAAAATTAGTCAAAATACATACAATCACGATCGCTCCGGGACGGCACGCGTACAGTGCCTGGCTGCAGAGCGAGATGGAGAAAATGGAAAGAGGGAAATAGGATGTTTGAAAGATTTGGAGAAATGAGTTCTGCAAAAGAAATCAATGAACTGGCGGAGAACCTGTTTAACGAGGGAGACAGAGAAAGCCTGGAAGTGCTGGCAGAAGAAAATGGGATTCCGGCAGATTTTGTAGAGCTGTTCTGCAGCGGAGAGATTCCGGCACTGTGCGATCCTATGACGGCAGCACTTGGAAAAATCGAGGTGGAAGTAGAAGAGCTGAAGCCGCAGGAGCTGATGGCGGACTGGGTGGAGTACCTGAAAGCACAGTGTATGGATAATGAGATGATTGCCTTCCAGGTGCGGAAAAAAGGGAAAAGCTTAAAAGGCTGCATCGGAGCAATATTGCAGTGGTCCTTCAAGCATCAGACGGAAATCGACAAGGAACTGCTGAAAAAAGCCGGAATTACAGAAGGACGGGTAACACACGGAGAGCCGGGGATGGCGACCGCAAAGAAAATTATCCGGGAATATTACCTGGGAAAGTAGGCGGAGCAGATGAGAAAAAAAGAAATTGAGAGAATCCCGTATCTCGGATTGAAGAAAATTAGCAGGAAAGAAGATGTGAAGTACATCGGAGTGACCGCTGTTAAGATCATTGGAAAGAAAAAACACTTGTTTTTGGAGGTGTACAAAAACGAGGAAGAATCCAAAAGAGTTCCGGTAGTGCGGATCGTCCTTGCGAAAAAAGAATTCTGGAACTATTTTCCGGAAACGGAGCAGTGGACACGGCAGAAAGTGGAGGAAAACGGTGGATATGGGAAACTGATCTGGGCAGAAGAATATTCTTCACGGGTAGAGAAGGAAGAGGAAAATATTCTCCAGAGCGCGGAGGATCTGGAAAGAATAAAGAAATTCTGCAAAGTTAAGATCCCCGTGTACTATGAGACACGCTGGTGGGAATACATCTACGGACATGAGGATGATCTTGCAACCGTTGCCAGAATTGACAGAGAACATCGAAAATTCGTGCGCCGGCAGGAAGCACTGAAAGACAGAATGACACACACTGCGAAGCTCCCAGAGAAAAGAATCTTAGAATATGCAGACAGAATTTATTTTCACGGTAAGCACCATCTGTATTATAAGAAACGCGGGAGCTGGGCGAAAATCGCCTGTAGCAAGTGCGGCGGCGTGACGGATGCGCGGTGGAAAGATGGAATATCCTACGAGAGCCAGTTTCAGAAGCATACTGAGGAGCCGCGCGAAGGAAAAAGTGGAAAATGCCAGATGTGCGGTGCAACTGGCATATACAAGTGCCAGGGAAAAATCAAGGGAGAATACGGCGAAAAAATCCATCTGTTTCTGGGGCAGAAATACAAAGAAGATGGAGTCGTTCTGCGGTATATGGAAGTTGAGAAAGCATGGACATTGGGATTCATCGAAGGGAGTGATGGACCGGAGATGTACAATGCCGCAGAAGAGATTACAGGCGTAGAGGTTGCAAGAGCCTACTTTGAGCCGGGGAAAAAGGTGCAGATCGACTACCACAAACACGACTGGTACCGGAACGAGGATTATTGGGACGACTGCAATCTGTACGGACTCGCGAATATTGAAATCAAAGCAGCGCCGATTATGCCGGAAACCTACGAAGAGCTGAAAAATACGGTATTCAGGTACAGTGGTTTGAAGGAATACGCAAAGAACATGGGGAAAATCAATCCGATTGATTACCTGGAACGCTACAGCCAGACGCCGCAGATTGAAATCTTGGTAAAGATGGGATTGACTGACGTGGTAGAAAAGCTGGTCAAATGCTATTACGGCATTGTTGCTGATGAGAATGCAAGACGGCCGGATCAGTTCTTGGGAATTCGAAAGGAAAGAGTAAAACAGCTCATCAGAAAGAAAGGAGACACAAAGCTCCTGGGAGTCATGCAGATGGAAAAACGTCATGGACAAAACTGGACAGATGAACAGGTGGAACACCTGGCAGAAACGAATCTGAGCGGAACACAGGTGGAAATGGCTACTAAATACATGACGTTGCAAAAATTACTCAATCGTATAGAAAAATATGCCGGCTGTGAGTATGGGGTAGAGTGCAACAGTGCCTCAGCCCGGATCAGACATACAGCCACAATATATACAGATTACCTGAGTATGAGAATAAACCTGGGATATGACCTCAACAACACGGTATATCAACAGCCGCAGGACTTAGAGGCAGCGCATAACAAAATGGTTATAGAGACAAACAAAGGAGAAATGGACAAACATCTTAAAGAGGTGGCAGAGCGTTATCCAGAGATTCGGCACGTTTACAGGGGACTCAGAAATAAATATCTATACGAGGATGACATATATATCATCAGACCGGCCAGATCAGCGGAGGAAATTGTTATGGAGGGGCGTCTGCTTCATCATTGTGTAGGAGGAAATACATATCTGGACAAACACAACACCGGAAAGGCATATATACTGATGCTGAGATTCAAAGAAAAGCCCGATATTCCGTATATCACAGTTGAGATAGATGCGAAAAATCCGAGGATTATACAGTGGTACGGAGATAAGGATAAGAAACCAGATGAAAAGAATATTCAGAGCTGGCTGGATGCCTGGCTGAAAAAGCTGAAAAGCGGAACCCTGCAGGAAGAAACCAGTGAAACACTGACAATGACAGCGTAGGAGGAAGAGATGGAAGAATATACACAATTAACCCTGGATGACTGGATCGCAATGAAAGAGAGTCTCAAGCGGGACCTGATCGGCGTGCAGGAGAGCTTCGTACGGATCGGCTATACGCTTCGAAAGATCGAGGAGCAGAAATTATACAAAAATGATGGCTATGAGACGGTAACGGAATTCGCCAAAGCAGAATATGGTCTGAGTGCATCGACGATCTCACGATTTATGAGCATCAACAGGAAATTCAGCATTGATGGCTATTCAGACCGTCTGCGGCCGGAATATGCGCAAATGGGGAGCAGCAAGCTCTCCGAGATGCTTTCCCTGCCGGATGCAGACTTAGAAATGGTTCGGCCGGAGATGCCAAAGGCGGATATTCGGGAATTAAAGCATTTCAACAAAGAGGAACCCGTGCCGGAAGCCGCGGATTCACTGGAAAAATTGGTGTGGAAATTCTTCGAAGCCAATGGGGCGATCGCGAAGGAGCTGGAGCAGAGCGAGGCATATGCAGACGGCGAAGCGGAGAAGATGGTTGAGATCGTCAATCCGGCGGGAGTCAAAACGTTCCGCGCGGGGCTGTATTATATGGCAATGTACGAGAACGATATTCAGATCAAGCAGTTCGGGAAGCAGCCGCAGAAAATGAGCTGGGCGGAGTTCTTCGCAATCACGAAGAAAATCTTCGAGAGCCCGGAATGGAAGCGAGTGCAGGAAGAGGAGCATCCCAAAACAGAACCGCAGGAAAAAGTTGAGACAAAACCAATTGCGCCGGCGCAAATCAAAAAGCCGGAAAGCCCTGTAAATACAGAGGCGGAGCCGGTTTCGGAGGCGCCGAAAAAGCCGGAAAAAGAGACGTCCCAAAATACGGCGGAAAAGAAAAATGAGACAGTGCAGTCAGAAGAGACTGAGAGAACGGAAGAAAAAATGCAAAGTGAGACGGAAATTGCGGAAAACGGAGCAGAAAACACGCAAAACGCAACGGAAATCACACAAAACGAAACAGAAACCGCCCAGATTGAGACGGAGGAGCAGCTGCCGGGGCAGATGAATATTCCGGAGGACTATCCGGGAACAGAAAGCGTCGATATATTGGGAAAGACGATACAGCGGAAAGAGTATCTGGATACGCTGACGGCGTGGGGAACAGCTGAATACTTGTATAAAAATTTGACAGCAGAGATCCTGGAAAACAGAGATGGACTCTATGAGTGGCTGAAAGGCAAGGTCGATGAGCGGGGATATGGAATGGAGAATGTGAATGAATTTTAGAAAAGAGGGCGAAGCAATTAAAGAAGAAGTGTACAGGTATATCGTTAGATATATTTCGGAACATGTATATTCGCCAAACTACAAAGAGATAGCGGATGAACTCAGCATATCTGTATCGACTGTGAAAAAACACATGAATGAGCTCATAGCTGCTGGAATCATTGAGATAGACGCGGAGCCGGGAGCACAAAGAGCGTTCCGGATCAGAAATACAAAGGTAGTAAAGAAAGGGGAAAAGAAATGAATAAAGTGATACTGATGGGAAGATTAACCAGGGATCCGGACGTACGCTGGACGCAGGGGCCGGAGCAGAACGCGGTTGCCCGCTATACGCTGGCGGTGGACCGCAAATTTCAGAAAGAAGGCGGGGCAACCGCGGACTTCATCGGCTGTGTAGCGTTTGGCCGGCAGGCGGAATTTGCAGAGAAATATCTGCAGCAGGGAATCAAGATCGCCATCACCGGCCGGATTCAGACCGGAAGCTACACCAATCGTGAAGGGCAGAAGGTCTACGCGACAGATGTGGTTGTAGAGGAGCAGGAGTTCGTGGAGAGCAAGGGAGCAAGCGCGGCAAGACCACCAAAGAGAAAAACAGAACCGGAGACGGACGATGATGGATTCATGAATATTCCAGAGGGCGTTGAAGATGAAATCCCGTTCCGGTAACAGAGAGGAGAGAGAAAATGTTATTTCCGAAACCGCAGACGAAAAAGAAGAGAAAGAAGCACAGAGAGAGCCTACTGCAGAACAAAGAGAGCCGGATCTGCTATCTGTGCGCCAGAGGGGGGGATTATGGTTGGAAACCGGTGTTAGAGGAACACCACATCTTCGGCGGACCGAATCGGCATCTGTCGGAGGAATATGGCCTGAAAGTCTATATCTGCCCGGAATGCCACCGGACATCCGCCAGAGCCGTGCATCAGGATCCGGCCGGAGAAGCCAACCGATATCTGCAGGCGGCAGGACAGAAAGCATTCGAAGAGCATTTCCCGGAATTAAGTTTCCGGGAGATCTTCGGGAAAAATTATCTGTGAGGAAAAGAAGATGGAGAACTACGAAAAATGCAAGCACGTGCAGAGCGTCGGAACGTACGCGGTATATGTTGACCCAGGATGCCCGGAAGCACACAAAATAAAAGGAGTATTGGTAAGCTCGCGCCAAAGATGCGAACGTTGCCAGAGGGGAGAGGAAAATGAAAAGAATACCGGAAGAGATGGAAAATTTGATTCTGGAAATGCTGCAGCAGGGGAAAACGTATAAAGCGATCGTGGCCAGAACAGGAGTGTCGGAAAGTACGGTTGGAAGAGTAGCGAGAGATAACGGGATATGCAGAATAAAAAGAGATATTGAGAACGAGGAAAATAATTATCCGCAAGAACTGATGGAAGAATGGGACCGGGTAAGACTTGAGATTTTGGCGAAAGGATAGGAGACATGGGAGTAATAATTGGAATTTTAATAGTGTGCGCGGCTATGCTCGGCGGTGCCGCATGGTTACTGAACAGACCGGAGCGGCAGTCTGATCCGGAAGAGGATGCGGAGCAGGAGCGGTATCTTACAGAATGGAATTATAAACATAAAAAGAAATAAGAGAGTTTTAAGCGCTGAGTAATTTGCGCATGAAGGAGGAGCGAGCATGGAAAAACTGGAGAGATTTCGCCTCAGAATATGGGATAAAATTAATAAACATATGTTCTATAGATTTCCGTATATTGAATGTAGAGAAAATGGAACTGACACATTAGATATTATTTTAAAATATTCACAGACCTATGAAACAATGCAGAGCACTGCAGTGTACGACAATAATGGATTGCTTGTATTCGAGGGAGATTATCTAACGGATGGAACAACGTTGTGGGAAGTTAGATACGGAGAAACTCATTGCGGATTTTATGCCAGAGCTGTTGCCGGGGATTGTATGCAAACAGACAGTACAATATTTTCACTTTGGCATTTATGCAATCATCATAATGCCGGAAAATCTGTCAAGGTTATAGGGAACATATATGAGAATAAAGAACCATTAAGTAAATTAATTAAGCGAACCGGGGAAAGGTGAGAAAGATGGGAAGAACAGAAACATACTTAAAGGAGTGGAATGAAAAGCATGGTAAGATTAACAGAAAAAAATAAGACAGGATTCTGGCACCTGAGAGGTGTGAGTTGGGAACAACTACAAGAAGGACACAAAATTACGAAAACAGTAAGTGAAAAGATTTACGGAGCCTTATGCAAATTGAAAGATTATGAAGAAACCGGACTGAGCCCAGATCAGGTAGCAGAAGCGGCTGAAAAGAATATCCCATTGGAACCGATGCTGACGCTTGGAATTACCGGAATCACGGTATATGAATGCAAAAAATGCGGAAATGATGTATTTGAAACACAAAATTACTGTCCATACTGTGGCCAACGACTGAAGTGGGAGGAATAAGATGCGAGCAATTGTAAAAACGCTTATGATAATTTTTGCAGTAGTAGAAGTGGTTTTAGGGTTAAAAAGGACTGTGACGATTACGGATCGTGACGGAAATAAGGCATACGTTCCGTCAAAAGAAGATCAGATCATAGGAATGTTGGATTTTATTCTGGCAATGCAGATGATTCAAGTTGCAATGAGCATACAAAAATAGAAAGTAAAGGATTGGAACGAAAAACACAGAAGAGGAAGAAAGAAATGAAGGAGTACGGAATAAACGTTGGAAAGGCAAATGCTGTTTTTGAGCAAATTGAAAGCGATAAATACAGCGAGGATGAAAAGCTTCGGTCAATTTTGGTCGTGTTGGATATGCCGACGCACAACGGAATTAAGAAAGATACAATTCTGAAAGCACTTCGTTGGCTTTTCGAATATGCGATAGAAGTAGACGACAAATAAAAAAACGAGGAGGTGAGACCGATGGAGCAGAACAGAGATGAAAAGAAAGATGAGATCGAAAAGAAAAAAGAATATCTCAAAAGATATCACAGTGCAGTGCTTGCGGAAAAGGCGATCCAGCAGGAGATTGATGAGCTGAGAATGGATAAGATGTACCCCATGCTGATTCAGGACGGGATGCCACACGGGAGCAGTTGTGGAGATCTGTCGGAATATGCGGCGCAGTTGGACGGATTGCTGGCGGATCTGAAAGAACAGATGGAGAAGCGGATCAGCATCCGGAGAGAGATTACGCAGAAAATCGAACAGATGCAGGATGAGACAGAAAAGATGGTGTTAAGATTGCGATACATCCATTGGCTCCGGTGGGAGCAGATTGCCGATCGGATGGGATACGGCTGGACGCAGGTACATAGAATCCATGGAAGAGCATTGACTAATTTCAAGATGGAATAGAATGGAACGCAGCATATGTGATATAGTGTAAAAGAAGAGAAACAGGAAAAGGAAAACCGGTTCTCTTCCAGTTCAAAAATCGATCACACCTTGTCGAAGAAAATCCCTGCAGAAATGTGGGGATTTTCTTATGGGGGAAACATGACAGATAAAGAAGCAAAGGAATTCTACAATTCCGAAAAGTGGAAACACAAACGCCTGGCCATTCTGCGAAGAGATCAGTACGAATGCCAGGACTGCAGAAAGAGACTGCAGGAAGCAAAAGAAAAAGATGTGAGGCTGCCGGCGATGGATGCAAAGATCCGGAGGGCAACACAGGTCCATCATATCATGGAGCTGAAAGAGCATCCGGAGCTGGCGCTGGATGATGAGAACCTGGTGAGCCTGTGCACACAGTGTCACAATGAGCGGCATGGCAGACATGTCGAACGGAAATTCATTCCGAAGCGCCGAGTGATCGCGCCGGAGCAGTGGTGACCATCCCCCCGGGGTAATTCTCGGCGATTTTTGTCCGGGGTAGAACGGGTAGGAAGGGGCATGACTGTTCAGATTTTTCAGATTCTCGCGTGAAAGGGGTGGGGGTAACCGGTTCGGGTGAAGTGGAAAAAAACAGAAGGGTGGTGAGCAGATGTCACAGAAAGATGTTAAGGAGTCGCTGCTGGAGCAGTTGAGATTACAGGGAAAAACAGCGGATTTTTACGGAGATCTGGTAGAAGATTATATGCATTACTGGAAGTTGAAAAAGGATCTGATCCAGGATATCAAAAAGCGTGGAATCCGTTATGAAGCCATGAATGGGAACGGAATTATGGTGGAAAAAACAAATGAATCTGTGCAAAATCTGCAGAAAACCACGGCGATTATGTTAAAAATTTTGAGTGATCTTGGTCTGAGAGACCAGATCTCGAATGAGTCCGAGGCAGATGGTTACCTGTAAAGAAATTGACGACTATCTTGCCTACGCGAAAGCCCATCCGGAATGGATCAACAAAGAAAGACAGCTGCTGATCAAGAACATCGTACTCCAAACGTTGAAGAGAGACGATGTTTTTTTTGACGAAGAAACCTACAGAAAATGTCTGCAGTATTGCGAGAATAATTATTATCCGCTTTTTCCGTATCAGAAATTTATCTATGCGTTCGCATTTATGTACGTGAGCGATATGCCGCTATTTCAAAAATTCATCGTGATGATGGGCAGAGGAAATGGGAAGGATGGATTTATCGTACCATTGGCGAATTTTTTTCAAACTCCATTGTATGGCGTTGAAAATTATCATGTGGAAATCGTGGCGAACTCGGAAGATCAGGCGAACGAAACTTTCAAGGTTGCTTACAACGTATGCAAAAAGAAAAAGTTCAAGGGAAAATTCAGCGTCACAAAAGAGCTGATCACGAATCTCAAGACCGGATCGGAGTTGAAATACAACACGAGCCGGGCAGAGACAAAAGATGGAAAACGGCCTGGATGCCTGATTTTGAATGAGATACACGCCTACGAGAATTACGAGCAGATCAATGTGTTCGAAAGCGCACTTGGAAAAGTAAAGCATCCGCGGGAATTTATCATCACCACAAACGGATATGTAAGGGATGGCCCGCTGGATGAAATTCTGACGATGATAGAAGAGATTCTGAGGACGGGTGAAAATCCGCTCGGATATTTTCCGTTCGTCTGCAAGCTGGATGCGAAAGAAGAAAAAGATCTTCCGGAAGCCTGGCACAAGGCCAATCCGTCGCTGGAATATATGCCAATTTTGGAAACGCAGATCATGAAAGATTATCTGGAAGCACAGAAACTTCCGAGCAAACTTCCGGAGTTGATGACCAAACGGTTCAATCTGCCGGCGCGGAATGAAGAAGAAACCGTAACATCATGGAACAACATTCTACGGTGCTGTTATGACGATATCGAACGGAAAACACCGAGAAAAACAGCGGACACGAAAGGCAAACTTGCGATTCTGGCGTTGGACTATGCCGACATTCGAGATTTTGCATCGGCTGGAGTGCTGACGCAGGACGGAGAGGAGTTCATCTGGCGGCAGCACACATGGATCTGCAAAGATTCACCGTTTTTGGAAAAAATCAAATTTCCGCTGAACAATTTTGGACAGCCGGAATTTGAGGACTTCGAGGTGGTGGATGGCCCGACAATTCCAATTGATGCCATCATTCGGTGGTGCGTTGAGAGGATGAACGAATATGTCGTGCAGAAAATCACGATGGATACTTACCGCTACCAGATGTTCAAAACAAAATTCGAGGAGGCGGGAATATCAATCGAAAGCAAACAGAATCCGGCGGGGCTGGTAAGGCTGGTACGAAGAATTGGATCGGCGTGTGCCATCATTGCTCCGGAAATTGAAAGACTGTTTGCGGAAGGAAAAATAAATTATGGTCCATCATCCATCATGCGATGGTACACGAACAATACGAAAGTGAGCACGGACAAATACGGAAACAAGATGTACGGAAAAATAGAACCGAAGTTAAGAAAAAACGATGGATTTATGGCTTTCGTGGCGGCGATGTTTTCGAAGGATGAGATAAAGGAGACGGTTATCTATGTTTGATTGGCTTTTCAAAAGAGCAGAAAAAGAAGAGTCTCTGCTCGAAATCATAACATCGACCACACAGCAGCTGCAGTTGTATGAGTTCGCAAAAGAGAAAGCAATTGGCATGATTGCGGATGCGATTGCAAAATCGGAAATTGTAGTCCAGAGGAAAGACAAAAAAGGAACAAGACGGGCAAAAGATGACGTCTATTGGCGGCTGAATGTGCGACCGAATGCCAATGAAACCGGAACGGATTTCTGGCGTGCGGCGATCCACAAACTGCTGACGAAAAAAGAAGCGTTAATCTGCAGAGTGGGTGAGCAATACTTTCTTGCGGATTCCTGGACACTGAATGACAGTGTAATCTTACCGCAGATCTACAGCAATATCACGATCAGTTGCAACGAAAGAACGATGACGCTGGACATGTACCTGACGGCGGATCAGGTGCTGCACTTGCGGCTGCGAAATGAACGGCTCAGTGCATACCTTGGGAATATTGCGAAAAAGTACAATAAGCTGGCGAACGCGGTCTGCACGATGCAGACGCATGTTAATACGCCGAAATTCAAGCTCCATTTTGACGCGACAAATTCCATCATTGCGACAAAAGATGAGAATGGAAACGTGAAAACGCTGACAAAAGATCAATACAAAGAGAAGCTGCAGGAGACGTTGCTGAGTGATGAACCGTCAACTATCATCACGAGCGCCGGAATTGATATTAACCAGATTGAAATTAAGGCCGGAGGGGCAAGTGAGGACGTTGTAAAGTATGCGAAAGAAATTTTTAAGGATACCGCAATGGCATTTAACATCCCAATGGCGGTATTCCTGGGAGAAATCACAGAAAAAGCGGACAGCACAAACGAGTTCATCACCTACGCAGTTTCACCGATTGCCGAAATTCTGAACGATTCATTCAACGCAAAACTTGTCGGAAAAGAAAGTTATGAAAAAGACGAGAAAATTTGGGTGGATCTGTCAAGATTCAAGCACCGCGACCTGATCGAGTGCGCAACCGGCATGAGTACCCTGCGGAGCATCGGCTTCAACCTGGATGAGCTGCGGGAATCCATCGGCTGGGAAGCACTGAATACAGAATTCAGCCGAAGCCGTATGGTGACAAAGAACTATACCGCGGACGAAAGCGCGGTCACGGGAAACACAGAGTAAATCTCCCAGCTGATGGGTGAAACAGCAAATAACAAGGGAAGGAGAAAGCCATGAAAAGAAAAGAGATGCATTACTGCCAGCAGGTGGATGGCAACGTGCACAAGATCTTTCTGTATGACGATATCTCGAAATATGGAGAGTGGAACTGGGAAACCTGGGACTATGACGAGTCGGAGACATCCGCGGCACATTTCAAGAAGCTCCTGGAAGCGGTGCCGGATGGGGAAGAAATTGAACTGCATATTAATTCCTACGGCGGATCGGTTTCGGAAGGAACGGCCATCTACAACCTGCTGCAGGAGAGCAAGGCACACAAAGTGGGAATCGTGGACGGCGTATGCCATTCAATCGCGTTTACAATTCTGCAGGGGTGCGATGAGCGAATCATGGGGTACGGCACAAGCGCGATTATCCACAACATGTGGGCCAGCGTCACAGGAAATGCAAAACAGCTCCGGAAAGAGGCGGACAAGCTGGACGTGTGTATGGAATCCTGTGTGCAGCTGATGATGCGCCGTGCGACCATCGATGAGGCAGAACTGAGAGCCATGATGGATGCAGAGACCGTGCTCACGCCGCAGAAAGCCTTGGAGTGCGGACTGATTGATAAAATCGGCGTGGAGCAGAAGGAGGAGCCGCGGACAGAACAGCTTCTCGCAGAAAATGAACAGCTGATCAAACAGCTGAACAATCGCACATTCCTGGATACGGAGGTTAAAAAGTTCATGCGGGCCGTTGCGCCGGCGCAAAAACAGAAAAGCGGATTTGACGCTTTCTTTCAGAAAGGAGAAAAAAATGAACATCGATAAAATCACAGAGGCAGAGCTGAAACAGAAAGTAATGAAGATGATGGAAGATGCAGACGATAAGGTAGAGGCGATCTATCAGGCTGCAGCTATGATCGTGGAGGAGAAAAACAAAGAACTCATCAATCAGCTGGTGGAGCAGAACGCCCGCGCGGCTCACGATGAGGAATACAGAAAACGCCTGAACCTTCACAATCTGTCAGACAAGGAAAAACAGTTCTACGAGGGGCTGAAAGATGTGAAACAGGCAATCACTGCAAAGCAGATCGACATTATTCCGGATGAAATCATCGACAGAACGCTGGATGATGTGAAAAAGGCAAGTAAAATTCTGAGCCTGGTAAAATTTGCCCCGGCAAATGTGAAAAAATGGCTGGTTGGTGAACATTCCGGGACTGCAGTATGGGGGGACTTAACAGATGCCATCAAAGGAGAGCTGAACGCAAGTTTTGAAACTCTTGACCTGGAAGTGAAAAAACTGACAGTATATCTTGTGATTCCGAAAGCAATTCGGGATCTTGCGCTGCCATTTGTGGATAAATATTTTACGGCAATTCTTGCGGAGGCAATGCAGGACGGTCTGGTAAAAGGATATCTGGATGGAAACGGAAAAACGGGTCCTGTAGGAATCATGAATAAGATCGCGAGCTTCAAAGCGGACGGAACCGCGCAGGCGAAAACGGTAATGAACACGGTAACCAAATTCAGCCCGAAAGGACTTGCTCCAGTAAGAAAGACACTGAGCAAAGACGGAAAGAGAGAAATCGGAACGCTGTATTTACTGTGTAATCCGAGCGATGAGGCGGAATATGTGGACCCGGCGCTGTATGGAGAAAGTCTCACAGGAGGATATAGAAACACCTCATTTATGAGCCTTGAAAAGATTCCGGATGCGAACGTACCGAAAGGAAAAGGCATTTTTACCATGGCAGGTGTCTACACGATGGGAGCATCTGGCGTGGAGCTGAACACTTATGATCAGACAAAAGCAATGGATGATGCAGACGTTATCATCGGAAAATGCTATGCGAACGGCCGCGCGGTGGATGATGACTGCGCCGTAGTATTTGACGTGACGAAACTGGAAGAGTACGTGCTGCCGGTTCAGCAGGTAACGGTTCCACAGACAATCGCGCAGGCAGCAGAGCCAACAGGAGAATAAGGAGGTAAGGCGGAATGCTGGAAGAAATGATTGAGGAAGTGCGGCAGGAATTTCAGATTCCGCCGTATTTCCCGGATGAGTCGCTGCTGCGGTACCTGAAAGAAGGAAAACACCGTCTTGATACGCTCAATCCGGGAAGAAGCCTGGAAACAGATGATACGTTTCGAAGTCTGCTGAAAAATTACGTGTACTATGCATACAATCATAAAACGTACGAATGGGAGCAGAACTATGCTGCAATTATCTTATCATGGCAGCTGGAAAGCGAGGTACCGTCATGAGCCTGCCGGTGTACACAAGCGGCTGCTTTGAACTCTATAGAATCAAAACAGACGAAACCAAAGACTTTCCAGAAGATATTTTGGAAAATCAGCATATGACGATCTGGTACAACGAGATTTCTGTGTATGACCATACCCGATACGCACTGAGCCAGAGCGGCCGGGAAATCACGATGAAAATTCGGATTCCGCAGTACAAGAAAATTGACAGTGACTGTGTGTGTATCATTGAGGGAACACAGCACAGAGTCTATAACGCCGCACACATCATCAACAAAGACGGATTCCCGGAAACGGAGCTCACACTGGTGCGACCAGATCGAACGATTGAGGTGATTGCATGAAAAAACAGGAATTAAGCGATTTACTCCACTCGCTCCAGATCCCGGTCAATGAGGGAATCGCAAGCCAGGAAAATACAAACAAATACCCGCGTGTGGTCTATTGGGACTATATCTGGGAGGATATTCTGGCATCTGGAGAAGAGTACGAAAATGTGGAAACATACCAGATTAGCTTCTATTCTCGTACGCCGCGGAATGAAAAACTGATGGAACTGAGAGAAAAACTCAGAGAAGTCGGGTTCCATCCTACCATCTATCACGAGTACGTGCAGGAAGATAAGGTCTTTCATTCTTATTTTTCCGTTGAGGTAACAGTATGAATGAGGACGATTTCTATTCCGCCGGCATGAACGAATTTCAGAAGATCATTCGGGAATATCAGGAAAAATTCGAGCAGACAAGAATTGAAGCGACGTTGATGGAGGGCGCGGAGCAGCTGGCCAGAGATGTGCGGGCATTGCCAAAACCGAGATCACAGATTCAGAAATCTGGATACACCCATCTGCTGGACACCGTTTCGGCCAGAAAAGGAAAAAACGGAGAAATTGAAGTGGGATGGGGAAAATATTACGGTCCAATGGTAGAAGCTGGAACACGAAAAATGAATGCACAGCCGCATCTGCGCGGATTGTTCAAAAAAGATTCAAATAAATATTATAACCTGATACTGCAGAGATTGTTCAGGTAGAAAGGAAAAAAATATGTCAATCAAAACGAGAAAACCACCGCTGAAAGAAACAGTGGGAGCACAGTATGTGTGTTTCAATACGCCGGACGAAAATGGACAGTGGACAGAAACGTTTGAGGAAAGCGTGGAGAAAACCGAAGTTGTAAAAAGCGTAAAAGTAACAGAGAACACAGGGACAACGGATGTATATGCTTCCGGGAAAATCTACGATACAGACACCCGCCAGCCATCAACGAACATCGAAGTCGAGGTAGTGGCGTTCCCGGCAGATACGCTTGCAAAAGCGAGAGGGGATGAGGTGACGAAAAACGGCCTCATTCTGTCCGGAGGAAAGAGCATTCGTCCGTTTTTTGCGTATGGAAAAGTGGTCAAAAACAAGGACGGCTCAGAGAGATATGATTGGTATCCAAAATGCAAACTCACGGCAAATACGGACGATACGGCAACTGGAGAAGAAACATTTTCTGTGCAGACGGACACGGTGACGATTGTTGCGTACCCGTTTGACAGCAAAGAAAATATTAAAGTATCGCTGGATTCGAGTACAAAAGCATTTCCAGAGGGACTGACAGAGGAGAAATTCTTCTCGAAACCAATTTTAAAAGATGAAGATCTGACGACAGCAGTAGCTGGATAGGGAGAAGCATGAAAGACTATATCGTGGATTTGACGGACGGCACTAGGCTGTCCGTCAATGTTAATTTTGGAACACTTTATTATTTACAAAAAATGCCGAAGTTTTACAAGCTGGCCAAAAAGAAGAAGGAAAATCTGACGAACGTGGAAAAGATGGACCTTGCAGCAGCATCCGTGTACGCCATTTTGCGGAGTAACGGAAAAACGGTGACGTTTGACGAAGCATTGCAGCTGGTGCCGATGGACGATGAGCAGATCCGTGTGCTTCTGGAGGGATTTTCGGCCAGGTGCGATGAATACGCTAAAAAAAAACGAGCACGCCAGCAGATGGCGAAGGGCTTGACATAGATTGGGCGGAATACCGGATCTGTGCTGCGGAGATGGGAATGAGCGAGGAAGAATTTTTTAATTGCGATCCCATCTTTTTTAACGAAATGTACGAAAAATTTTGGAAGAGAAAGAAAGCAGGCGAGCTGTATGGCAGATGAAATGAAGCGGGTTGGCTTATCATTTAAAACGGATGGTACGGTAGATTTTCAGAAAAGTCTGAAACAAATTTCGGAAGCCGTACAGGATAACCGAGAAGAATTTAAACGTGCGAAAATCGCTTGGGACGACAGCACAACGTCCATGGAAAAGCTGACAGACCGGCAGAAATATTTACAAAAACAGACCGAAACATACAACGAAAAAGTGGAGGTGCTGAGAAGACAACTTTCGGAGTTGGATGAAGCGGAAAACAAAAATGAAAAAGCGATCTCGCAGAAGAAAAAGCAGCTTTCCCAGGCGGAAACGACACTTGCTCAGTATGAAAAAGGCTTAAAAGAGGTAAATCAAGAAATCAAGAGCGGTTCCGCGGTCCTGAAAGAGAACATGAAAAAACTCGATGACTCTATCAGCACGCTGGATGCGTCAGCAAAAAAGAATGAATCATCATTTAAGCTGATGAAAAGTCAGTGGGACGAAAATACCTCATCTGCAGAAAAATTAAAAGATGAACAGAAATACCTGACGGAGCAGGGAGAAACCTATCAGAAAAAAGTAAGCCTTATAAAAGAAGAGCTGAAACTGTTGGAAAATGCCGAGGGAGATAACAAAAAGGCGATCGAGGAAAAAAAAGCTGCGCTCAATGAAACGGAAGCGTCGCTGAACGAATACAAGAGCCGACTGAAAGAAGTTAATCAAGAAATCGAAAGTGGATCTGCAGCACTGGAAGAGAACATGAAAAAACTTGATGACTCCATCGACACGTTGGACGAGTCAGCGAAAAAAAATGAATCCTCATTCAAACTGGTGAAGAGCCAGTGGGACAAGAACACATCATCAGCAAAAAAATTAAAGGATGAGCAGAAGTATCTGACGGAGCAGGGCGAAACCTACCAGAAAAAAGTCAGTCTCGTGAAAGAAGAACTGAAACTACTGGAAAATGCCGAGGGCGATAACAAAAAAGCAATCGAAGAAAAGAAAGCCGCACTCAATGAGGCGGAAGCATCGCTGAATGAGTATAAAAACCGATTAAAAGAAGTCGACGAGCAACTGAAATTCGGAAAAGCATCCATTGAAGAATACACTGAAAAAGTTCAAAAGGAAGGAGAAAAAGTAAAGGACGCGGGAAGTGGGATGACAAAAAAAGTAACCACTCCGATTCTTGCGGCCGGAGTGGCATCTGCAAAAATGACTATGGATTTTGAGGATTCAATGGCAAAAGTTTCAACCATTGCGGATGCCACAGAAGTTCCGATGGACGATATGCAAAAAGCAATCTTGGATCTGTCAAATCAAACGAGAATCTCAGCAGAAGAAATCGCACAAAACGTATACGATTCCATTTCGGCAGGGCAGAAAACAGGCGATGCGGTCAATTTCGTTTCGAAATCAACAAAACTGGCAAAAGCAGGTTTCGCGGATGCCGGAGCGGCGCTGGATGTCCTTACAACCATCATGAATGCGTATGGATTGAAAGCATCAGAAGTAACGAATGTTTCGGACATGCTGATTCAGACGCAGAATTTAGGAAAAACGACAGTTGCTGATCTTGCATCATCAATGGGAAAAGTAATTCCGACAGCAAACGCCTACGGAGTAAGCCTGGACGAGCTGTGTGCGGGATATGCCATCATGACAGCGAATGGCGTTGCAACAGCGGAAAGCACAACCTACATGAACGGTATGCTGAATGAGCTCGGAAAATCAGGAACGAACGTATCGGAAACCCTGAAAGAAAAGACGGGAAAGACGTTTAAGGAGTTGATGGACAGCGGCATGTCATTATCTGATGTCTTGAAAATAATCAGCGATGCGGCGACGGAAAACAACAAATCGTTTGGCGATATGTGGAGCAGTTCGGAAGCAGGAAAAGCCGGTATGATCCTGCTGGGAGACAGTGCTGAGAATTTTAATGGCGTTTTGGAGCAGATGCAGAACAGCGCGGGCGCGACCAATACGGCATTTGAAAAACTGGACACGAACTCCGCAAAAATTAAAAAGGCGACGAATGAGCTGAGAAACGATGCTATCGATTTTGGAACAACACTGATGGAGGAACTCGCACCAATCATTGAAAATATTGCAGAAAAGATTTCGGAATTTACGGAATGGTTTAACGGCTTATCGGAATCAGAAAAACAAACGATTATACAGATTGGTCTGATTGTGGCTGCTATTGGTCCATTGCTTATTGCACTCGGAACAGTAGTGAGCGGCGGAGCAAAAATAATCGGAGGTATTCCAGTCATAGCAAAAGGCCTATCAGGCTTGTTTGGCATCATCGCGGCGAATCCAGTCCTTGCAATTATAACGGCAATTGCGATCGCAGTATTTGCCCTCTGGACAAATTGCGATGAATGCCGGGAAGGGGTCCTCGAAGGAATCGAAATTATAAAATCGGTACTGACCGCCGGTTATGATTTCTGTGTGGAGCTGGGTGAAGAAAAGCTCGGACGGATCCAGGATGCCTACGAAAAACACGGAGGCGGAATCACCGGAATCCTGGCTGCGAGCTGGCAGACATGGAAGGAAATATGGTCCACCGGATATGATGTGATCGATAAGCTGACAGGCGGCAAGCTCACGGGAGTCAAAAACAAATTCTGGAGCAAATTTGAAGAAATCAAAAACGTGGTAAAAAATGCACTAGATGCAGTAAAACGATTTTTTGCCGGCGAATGGCCGACACCAAAAATAAAAATGCCACATTTTCGGATATCACCGCCGGGATGGTCGATCGGCGATCTAGTAAAAGGAAGCATCCCGAGGTTAAGTGTCAATTGGCACGCGAAAGGCGCGATCCTGAACAGACCGACCGTTATTAATCAGTCTGGAAACACGATCGACGTAGCAGGCGAGGCAGGACCGGAAGCTGTAACGCCAATCGAAACACTGAGAAAATACGTCCGTGAGGAAGTAAAAGAAAACAATGCGGATCTGATAAAGGCGCTTGCGGAAGTCCTGGGAAATCTCGGTCTGACGATGGAAAACGTGATCAATCTTGGAGATGAAAGAATCTATCAGAAAGTTGTAAAATTAACCATCAAAGAGCTGAACAGACAGCAGACAAGCAAGCCTGTCTGGAAAGGAGGCTTTGCATGATTGACGATTACGAAGTTATTTTTGCAGGGGTCAGTTCCGCCGACCTCTGCATTTTTGCAGTCAACAGGCCGAACATCCCTGCAGCAGAACGGGACATCGAAACTCTGGAAGTGCCGGGAGTAGATGGGGCTTATCATATCGACAATGGCCGCTACAAGGAGATGACAATCTCGATCGAGATGAACTATATCGGCCCGGAGTCAAAATGGCACGAAAAATGGCGGGAAATCAAACGATGGGCACAGGAGAAAAATGCAGAACTGATCCTGAATGATGACCCTATTTTTTCGTACCGTGCCTATTATGCAGTATTAAGCGAAAACAGCAGGGAAAGCCTGCGGGTGGGAAAATTCACAATCACATTTTACTGCTCCCCGTATCTGCACGTCCGCGGAAGCGATGAATATGAAAAGCCATATCCAATGCCGGTATACTGGGGTCACAAAGTAGGCGGCGGAGGATATGTGCTGACAAAAAGCGGTCAGAAAGTAGCCACAAAAAGAAAATTTTTTACGCTGACAAATGAGTATGACACCGCGTGCCCTAAAATCAAAATCGAAGGGAACGGAGAGTGCTGGGGACGAATCAACGGAAATGAGCTGCTTGCACAGGTCAATGGAACACTGATCATCGATACGGAAAAAGAAATAACGGTGAATGGACAAGGACAAAATGCGAGCAACAAAATCAAAGGAAATTACGAAGATTTCTATTTGAATCCGGGGGAAAACGTGATTTTATTTGATTCTACATTTGAGATTTCAATCGCGCCGCGTTGGAGGACAAGATGATACAAGTTTACAAGCCAGAAAACAAAAATTATGAAAATAACGGAGACTGTGTGCTACATCCAACGAAATGCGAACTGACTATGCAGCTTAACGGAGAATGGGACATGGATATTGAGTGCGCGGCAGATGCGCTATATATTGAGTGCCTGAAAGCCGGATCCGTTATCACGGCGCCGACTCCATATGGAGAAAATGAGCAATTCCGGGTATATGATGCAGAAAAAGAGATGGGTGGACTTGTCGCAAAGGCAAGGCCAATTTTTTTTGATGCATCGAGAGAAACCCACTTAAAGGATGTGCGGCCGACACAGTGTACGGGAGCAGAAGCGGCAGAAAAGCTCAGCGTTGGAAAATATCATGTTATTTCGGATATTACAGATATCAACACGGCGTATTATGTCCGGAAAAACTTGATCGAGGCACTGCTTTCGGATGACGAAAACAGCTTCATCAACAGGTGGGGTGGAGAACCGATCTTTCAAAATTATGTGTGCCAAATGAGAAAAAGAGCTGGAGGAGACTATGGAGCAGAAGTGCGGCTCGGATTCAATATGTCGTCCGTAAAAGCGAAAGTAAACATGGATAACGTGGTTACCAGAATTATTCCGGAAAGCTATAATGGCCACACGCTGCCGGATGACAGCTACTACGTAGACAGCCCAAATATTGGAAAATATCCAATCGCCTACTCGAAGGTCGTACAATACGAAGATGTGAAACTGCAGACAGACTGCGGAAATGACGAAACAGGATGCGCAACACTAGAAGAGCTGCACAAAAAATTGAGGGAGAAGGCAAAAGCGGACTTTGAGGCGGGGTGCGACCTGCCAGAAATCACATATGAAGTGGATCTTATCAATATCGAGAACACGATTGAATATGCGGAAGTGGAGAATCTTGTGGAAATCGGTCTTGGAGATTATGTGAAAGTGGAAAACAAGGATCTGCAGATATCGACAAGAGAACGTGCTGTGAGCGTGGTGTGGGACTGCATCATGAAAAGAAATACAACAGTCACGCTCGGATCCGCGGAAAATGATTATCTGGATCGGATCAGTGCGGCGATGAAAACGGCAGAGCTGGCGCTGAACAAAGATGGAACCGTAAAAGGCGATCAGGTAACCGGAATGATTAACCTGATGAAAACAAGGCTGAAAGCAACTGCAGAAAATGCGGAAAAACAGGCGGCGAAAGCAATCCTTTTCGAAGAGTTGGACAAGAGCAGCGATCTGTATGGAGCGATGGCACTTGGCACCACGGGATTTCTGATCGCATCCGAAAGAACGCCGGACGGCAGAGATTGGGACTGGAAAACGTTTGGAACGGGTCAGGGATTTCTGGCGGATTATCTCATTGCAGGCGTGCTACTATCACAAAATTACAAAGATGGAGAACAAGGATTTAAACTGGACCTGAACAGCGGAAAAATTTTTGCATCGCTGTTGGAAATTTTTGGAAAAGAAGCAGGGAAACCATGCTCGGTTGCTTTGGAAAATGGAAGAATTCTGGTGAAAGAATCCAGCGGAAAGTCAGTTATCCAGATATCACCACTCCAAAATGTGGATATCGTGACCGGAAAAAGCACATGGTCGGGAATGATCGGAAAAGGAAATACCTTCATCGAAGTAAATCCGCAAGATGATTATATCAGGTTCCGAGCAGGGGCTATCTATGAGGGGTATTCCGGATCAGCGGGATTGAGCGGAAAACTCGTGTACTCGGACGAGAGTTATCTGGTTGTCCGAAACGGAAGAATCACAGGAGGAAGGATCAAGAAATCAGATGGAACGTGGGAGGAGTTAAAAAATGGCACTAATTAGCTCAAATGCTTATCTGAGTATGGAAAATGCCACAGATAATGCGCAGTACATCTACAATTTCATGGTCCGAAATGGAGCGTCGCAGAACGCGGCGCTTGCCGTGCTGGGTAATATGTATGCAGAATCAACGTGCAATCCGGGAATATGGCAGAACCTCGACAGCAGCAGAACAGACCTGGGATTTGGACTGGTGCAGTGGACCCCGTCCACAAAATATACGAGCTGGGCCGCGGCCAAAGGATATGAAAGCAAGAACATCAATGGGCAGCTGCAGCGGATCCTCTACGAGAAAAACGCAGGGATCCAGTGGCAGAAAAGAACCACATCAATGTCATTCGCAGAATTCTGGAGTTCCGGAGCAAGCCTGGAAACGCTGGTAGAATTATTTGAACTCAATTATGAGCAGCACGCCGGAGCAGTACAGCCAAAAAGAAAAGAGTATGCGAATTATTGGAAAACGCATCTGACGTTGGATGATGATTCGGTGGAAAAAATTGAAAAGGCGATTGCCTGGATGCTGAATATCGCGGCGGATAACTCACATGGGTATGATCAGGGGTATCGGTGGGGGCCAGATTATGACTGCTCCTCATTCTGCATCACAGCGTGGCAGGAGGCCGGCGTGCCGGTGAAAACGTATGGAGCAAGCTACACCGGAGATATGCGAGCAGTATTCCTGCGCTGTGGCTTTTCGGATGTGATCGGGAGTGTAGACGTCTATTCTGGATCAGGTCTGAAACGCGGCGATGTGCTGCTGAGCGAGGGCTATCATGTTGCTACCTATATAGGCAATGGACAGATTGTACACGCATCTCAAAACGAATTCGGTGGAGCAGTGGGAGGACAGACCGGGGACCAGACGGGAACCGAAATCTGCACAAGAAGTTATTATTCCCACACACCGCCGTGGGATCATGTACTGAGATATAAGCAGGGAGGCACAGAGGAGACACCAACACCAGAACCAACGGCAACAGTGTACCCGGTGCAGTGGATACCGGCATAGAGAGGAGACGAAAAAAATGGACATGACAATGTTTGAGTGGCCGACGAAAGCCAAAGTTGAAAGCACAGATTATGTAGCGATTTGCGACGCAGACGGAAATGAGAAAAAAATTGCCGTGGACGATTTGAAAAATATCCAGAAAGCAGAAACCACAGGGGAAACTGTGGAGGAGTGGCTGAAAACAAAACTGAAAAGCTATGCAGGATTTTCGGACGGATTCTACCCGGATCTGGGCGGATGGTCTGGAGGAACGGATGCATTCGGACTGATCACAAAAAAAGGAACAACAGTGCAGTATGTAGGTTTTATGGCGGACGGGAAAATTCGGATGGGATCTTACAACACACAGAACGAAGCCTACAAAATATATATGCACAGCGACGAGATGGCGAACCATCCGGTCGGATCTATATGGATCACAGAAACAGAAACTGCGGATCCGAACCAGATTTTCGGGGGAACATGGGAAAGATACGCCAAAGGGAGAACACTGATCGGCGTAGATGAAAATGATACAACCAAAAAATGGAACAAATCAGGAATCAAAGCAGGTGTGGCTGAAAACAATATTGACCACAAACACTATGAGACAAATGGAGCAGATGAAGGTCGAATGTATCAGATTTTTGGGGATAAAGGAGGCCCATATGGATCTACGGTGCAGGCGAATATGACGGCAGCTTCATGGGCTGCACAGACGTCAGTTGGAAATATCAGAGTAAATAAGGTATCTGCCATGACGGATCGTGCACAGGTGATCAATAATCTGCCGCCATATATCACAGTGTATATCTGGAAACGAACGGCGTAGGAGGGAAATCATGAGAGTGCTTGAATTTACGGTGACAGGGCAGCAGATCGAAAAGAGAGGGGATTTTTCCGGCCTGGTGGCAGGCAGCGAGCAGTATATGACAGCAAAGTTCTATTTTGATCGAGAGTGGGCCGGAAAAGTAAAAGTGGCGGAATTCCGCCGGATCGACTCGAAGATCGCAGAATGCTTTTCCGAAAAAATCACCGGAAACTGCTGCATCGTAAGAACGGAGGTACTGCATGGGAAAAAGTGGTATGTGAACGTAGTTGGACTGGGAAAAGACGGAATGAAACTGTCAACAAACCGGGTGGAAGTGAAACAGGAGGAATGATATGAGCACAACAGACGAATTGCTGGAAGAGATGCTGGAAGATGTGGAAGATGTGGAAGAGTACGCAACACCGGTGGCGGATGACGATCTGCAGTTCTGGATCGACGAACATCTGAGAGTGATCTCCATCCCGAAAAACGGCGTAGTGGCCGGAGTAGAGGGAGACAAAAACGTAAACAAAATCAAATTCGGCATGAACCGGTACTACCACTGCTTCGATATGTCCACATTCTCCGGGAGAATTTTGTACTCAAACGCAAAAGGAAATAAAAATTACTACAACATCACAGATATGCAGGCAAGCGGGAACACGATCACCTTTTCCTGGCTCGTAGACGCCGACGCCGTCCAGTACATGGGAAAAACTGCGTTCGTAGTCTACCTCTTCAAAACCCAGGGCTCGGAGTTGCGTCAGAAGTTCTACTCGACGCTCGCCACCCTGAAAGTATTGGAAGGAATGGAAGTAGATTCCGCCGTCCCGGTAGAAAAACAGACGGACATCATCGAGCGGATGAAAGAGGAGATCAGCGCCTACGCAGAAGAAGTCAAGAAAAGCCTGCCGGCCGACTACACGGCGATGACGGAGCAGGTTAGTTCGCTCAAGGAAGATTTAGGTGACACTTCAAATGAATTGTATAAAAAAGAAGAGAGAGAAATTGCTGTTGATTCGTCTGATTACAACTTATTAGAAAATAAAGTTGCGTATATTGATACTAATAATGAAGTTATGACTTATGAAAACGCAAACGCTTATGTGATGCACAAAAACGTTATTAGTGGCGAAAAATATAGAATACTGTCACAAACACATGGTAGTGTAAACACATTGCTATATGCTATATGTGATTCGAACGGTAAAGTGATAAATTCAGCAAAAATGGGTGTTCCTATTAACACTTATATCACAACTGAAATAACAATATCATCGAATGGTGTTGAATTATATTTGAATGAATTTCCAACACAGACATATCCCTTAGTGGTTAATAAAATAGAAACTATAAATATTTCTAAAATAAATGGAAAAGAAACTGTAAATTGTTGGGGTGATTCACTAACTCGTGGAGTGGGGGTTGGTGATTCATATTCTAAAACATTCCCATATGTTTTACACGGCTTACTTGATGGTAGAAAAGTGATTAATTGTGGTGTAGGCGGGGAAAACACGATTAACATAGCTTCAAGACAAGGTGGTTTACCAAATATTGTAAAGCCATTTACCATACCTGCAAATGCAAGTAAAGTAGAAATTGAATTAACTAACATATATGGTGACAGTACTGGCATTTTGTTACAAGGCGGTTCGGCATTAGACCCAACAACAGGTCAATATGTTATGACTGCACAAATAAATCCCTGTTCTATCAACGGAGTAGAAGGTACACTTACTCATGAAAATGGAAAATATTATTTTTCTCGTTCCGAAAATGGAGAGTCCGTAATTGTTTCTCGCCCAACTCCCTTAATAACTCACGCAATGAAATCATTGCGTGATAATATTAATATTATATGGCTTGGGACAAATGGTGGTTTTACTACCTCAGCCGAACTGATTGAAAATATAGAAGCAATGATTGATTATATGACCCCTATCAACAAAAAATATATTGTATTCGGAATCCATCACTTAGTTAGTACAGTTACCGAAACGTTTGAAACGATAGAAAAAAATATGGCAATGCATTTTGGTAGGCATTATATAAATCAAAGAAAATATATGATTGAATATGGCTTATCTGATGCAGGAATTACGCCAACGGTTGAAGATACAACAGCCATTTCGCAGGGTAAAATACCACCATCTTTACTATACGACGATGTACATTATAATGATAAAGGCTACAATATAATTGCTACTCTTGCTTCTGAACGTGGAAAAGAACTTGGCTACTGGTAATTAACTAAAGAAAATTTTAGTTGACTAGTGGAAAGCAGAAAAACAGAAATAAATTGCTTATCATAGCAAGAGAGAGTAAAATAGAAATAACCAGGAAGGCGGCAACCTTAATCCTGGTTATTGATACAATAGATTTTCACGATCCTATTGTACCATAGATACTATATACGTGTCAAAAAGCAATAGGAGGATATTTAGAAGTGGAATCAGAATTAATAAAGTATATTGAAAATGAATTTCATGCAACATATTATAATATAGCGGAATTAGATTTTTCTAAAAACAGAAAAGCATTGGAATATATAAATAATGTTATTACAAAATTATCAAAGCCAGTATACTTTTTCATTAAGCCAGATCTTGGAGCTAGCATGCGATCAATGAAAATGGGAGATGTATGTCATTTTGTTTTGATGAGGAATGAACCTAAAATTTCAAGGGAATTAACGGAAATTGCTCATGAATTCGGACATTTGTTTTATGGCGAAAAAGGGTATCCACAAGCACAATTATGTGAAGGAGCGAATATGGTTAATGCTGGAAGAGCAACTATTATATCCAATACTGTAATGGATCCTATAATAAATAGGGATTTATATAATGCCGGATTAGATATAGTGGAATATATGCAAGATGCAGTACAAATTCAAGCTGCGGAACTAATGTTTGGATATCCAGAATACAGTAGATTAGATAAATATCAGAAAAATCATATCAAGTGTTTACTTATAGAAAAGATACAAGAATGGGATATTATTCAGAATGCAATACCGAATACATTTGTAGAGATAGCAGATAAAAAGTATAAGAGAATTTTAGTAGAAAGTAGAAATTTTGTAAAGAAGATCAATGCAATAGGTACAAATAATCCTGAGAAATGCAAGAAATTATTAAACATGCTAATTAAAGAAAATAATATGGAGAATGAAATTCTGATTGTATAATCGAGGTGTTAGGATGTTAAAATTTCGTTTGTGGTGTTTTGCAAATAAAATAAGAATGTTTAAAGCAAATGCAAGGTATCGAAAAATGAAAAAGAATGGAAAAAAAATAAATATAACTGTAATAAGTTGATGGATGAAATTTAAGGATCGGACCATTACCGGTCCTTTTTCAATGCAGAAAATAAAACAGGTCAGAAATGAACAGTAAAAAGATTTAATGAACTAGTAATTCTTGGAAATTTTCTCCTTCTGCTGTATAATGGCGGTGGAAGGAGAGCTAATAACATGGGATTTAATATAGAAATAGAATGTGTATTACTAGGTGCGTTGATTACGGTCATTACAGATGTAATATGGCATTATATGGAAAGTAAAAACAAAAAGAGACATAGTGCAAGAATGTTATATTATGATATATTAAGCATTAAAAAATATGTGGATCAGCATAATCAGAATAGGTTAGGGATATATGAGAATTTAAGATATAATAGAGAATGGCAAAACATATTATTAGAATTAGATTTTCTGTCATTTAAGCAAGTAGAATGTGTATATAATTTGTACGATACAGTATATGATTTTGAGTATCCAGATGAATATTCTTGGAGATATGAATGCTTTGATAAAATAAACAAAATAATTACGAGTAAAGAATTTGATGATTTGATGAAAAAAATACAACATAAAGCAAAAATTAGGAGAGGCTAGTGCCTCTCTTTTCTATGCAAAAAAAGGTAACTACCGATACCATCTAAAATGCATAGAATGGTATCGGTAGCATTGGAGAAGGATCATGAATCATGTTTATCAAGCCACTCGGAAAGAGCCTTGCGGATGACCCACGATGCGGTACGCTCCTCGCGTTCGCAGTATGAGATAAGCTGCTTAAGCTGTTCCGGTTCAAAGCTGATCGACATTTTCTTGTACTTGTCCTCTTCGGATTTGCGTGGATGAGCCATGATAACCACCTCCTCGAGACCACTATACCAGACGCGAGTGAGTGGTAGCAAGAAGCAGTGATATATTGGGATATGTAGGCATAACAGACGAAGCGCCGCCTCGTTTACGCTAACTATAAAATATGGGGAAAAAATAAACAAAGAAAAAATTATATGAGATAAAAAATGATTGGAACAAGGCTTCTTTTGACTTATAATGTCATCGAAAGGAGTGTTAAAATGAAAGAAATATATAAAGAAGTAGTAGGTATAGTTGCATTGCTTATTTATTTGACATGGAAGAAATACCATGCAAAATATCTGAGAGAGAATGAAACAGTATCCGTAAAAAGAGAATATGTTGCTATGGTTTATGCAGCGGTAATTATAATAGTAGTAATAGGCATAATAAAATTATTAGGATGGTTTGCTGGAATTTATATCGCAATACCATTGAGTGTTGTTGTTATGTATCTATTACGAAAAAAAGAAGAGGCAATTCAAGGATTTTGTTTACTTTTAAAAGGCGGATACTATTTAATACTTTCAGTATATTCTACGATTCAGTATTACAGTAAATCAGAAAAATTAGTTGAATTGGCTGTAGGGTTTACTATTTCATTGGCTATTTTTGAAAGTGCCACTGCATTGAGTGATGGAATTATAAAGATAAAAACAAAAAATAATTAAGAAGTGTAACGTAACGATAGTGATTATTTGATAAATGTTAAATTTGTCATATAGAAAAAGACGGAGATATGTGTATGAGTGATAAAATTATTTATGATAAAGAAAAAGTATACGATATAATGGATACAACTCAATGTAATTACGCCAATAGAGGGCTTTTGTATTGTTCCTAAAGACAAAGAAAGATGCGGGAAATCCAGTTGTATTATATTATAACCTGAACAAGCCAATTGAACGAGACTTAACACCATCCGAAATCCAAGCCTACCGAAAGATAACTACCGATAACCACCTCCTCGAGACCACTATACCAGACGTGAGTGAGTGGTAGCAAGAAGCAGTGATATATTGGGAGATGTAGGCTTGACAGACTAAGCGCCGGAGGGCGATAAAGGTCATATTTGGTCGATAAGTAGATAGAGTTTAAAATTGCAACTAATTGAAAAGGACTCATTGATGCCTTATAATAAAAGAAAATATATTATGTGGGCAAGGAGGAATTTTGTATGCAAAGGGATATGGATTTGATCAGAAATTTGTTGATTAAGATTGAAGAAGTATATGAACCTGGTGCCGGATCAATAAATTTCTCGAAAATTAGAATTGACGGTTATGATGACAAGGTTATAGTGGAACATTTGTTATTGATGAAGGAGGCAGGATTAATCCGAAATATTAATGCAAAACAATATGTTACCGGTTCAACCATACTCAATATCGGAAATTTAACAAACGAGGGCTATGATACGCTTGAAAAATTTAGAAATGATACAGTTTGGAATAAAACCAAGGAGATTGCCCGCGACAAAGGACTTCCAATGCTGATTGAAATATTTAACCAGGTAGCAGGTACTGTGATCGCTGGTATTACAGAAGGGGCATTAAGAGCAAATTCATAAATTCAGAAAAGATTACGTATCATTCTTTCCAAAACATTCAACTAATAATCATTGGCAGGTTTCCTTGCCCGTGGTATAATTTTTAGTATCAAAAGTACGGGAGGAAAGGAAAATGAGCTGGAAGGAATGGAAACATGATTTAGACGAGGCAAACAAGGCGTATGATTCTGGAAGGATTGAAAGAGAAGCATATGAAACGAGGATTAAATATGCTTTATGCATGATTTATGAAGGGGGAAATGTTGAAATGGCAGAAGGGATTGCCAAAGCACATGGATATGATATGGAAAAGTTATTAGAGGAACATTAAGATTAATTTTTTACCAACCATCAATACGATGGTTGGTATTTTTAATGGAGAAAAATATGATAGAGATTCGAGCGGGACCGAAACGGTCCTATTTTTGTACTTAATTATTGGAATTTGAAAAAGGAGAATATAAAAATATGAAAATTATTGATTCTTATAATGCATTAGCCGGTGCAATCGTTGCGGTATTATCGTACATTTTCGGAGCGCATTGGATTCTTTTTGTGATGTTTCTGCTTTTTAACGTTCTCGACTGGATAACCGGTTGGATGAAAAGTCGTATTGCTCACAAAGAAAGTTCCAGTGCCGGCTTAAAAGGGATTCTTAAAAAAATGGGATACTGGATGATGATTGCAGTTGCTTTCGGCTCCAGCGTGGTATTTGTTGAGATCGGCAAGACTATTGGCGTAGATCTCGGCATCACTACATTATTAGGCTGGTTTGTCCTTGCATCTTTACTGGTCAATGAAATTCGGTCAATTATTGAAAATTTCGTGGAAGCTGGATTTAATGTGCCGGTTGTTTTGACAAAAGGGCTGGAAGTCGCAGATAAAGCAATTAATCAGGAACAGGAAAAGAAAACGGAGTGAGGGCGGCTAACAACCGTCATTTCTTTGCGCCGGCGCAATTCGCCTGGCAGAAGGAGAAACAATGAAGATTGATAAATCATACATCAGCAGCCAGAACACCTATCCGTACAACAACCCACAGTGTATTGTTGTACATAACACCGACAATTTTGAGCCAACTGCCAATGCCCGCGCTCATGCCAGAGCACAGCATGACGGGAATTTTTCTGGCATGTCGGCTCATTATTACGTGGATGACAGCGACACTGCCTATCAGGCCGCGCCGCACAACCTCGGATGCTGGCACGTTGGCATCAACTACGGAAACGGCAACCTGTTCGGCTCTTATGGCAACCGGAACAGCATCGGTGTGGAAATGTGCGTGCAGGGCGGATATAACTATGAGAAAGCGTTTCAGAACACCGTGGAGCTTGTACGGCAGCTCATGAAAGAAACAGGCATCCCGGCATCCAAAGTCTATCGACATCTCGATATCTGCAGCAAAAACTGCCCGTCGCAGATCATTGCAAAAGGCGACTGGACGAGATTCAAGAAGCTGATCAGCGGCGGCAGCTCAGAGTCTTCTGGAAACAATACATCCGGCGAAGAGATATATAAGCCAGGAGTTTACAAGGTCAACACGGAATTAAACATCCGTATCGCGCCGAATGCAGAATGTAAGATCGTCGGAGTAATCCGGGATCAGGGCAGCTATACTATCACCAAAATCCAGAATGGAAGTTGGGGAAAACTGCTCTCGGGCGCAGGATGGATCAATTGTCATAAAAAATACTGTACCTACGGCGGTACAGCATCCGCTCAGAAGCCGGACGCAAAAGCGATCTCAGTTGACGGGGTATGGGGATCGGAACTGACACGCCGCCTGCAGGAGATCTTCGGGACACCACAGGATGGCAGGATCAGTAATCAGCCAACATCCAATCGGGAATGCTGTGTCGGCATTACAGTTGCTGAGTGGTCCACAAAACTGTCCGGCGGATCCGCGCTGATCAGAAAGTTGCAGGAATGGGCAGAAACCACAGAGGACGGCTACATCGGGCCGCAGACCATCCGAGCGCTCCAGAAAAAACTCGGCACACCGGTAGACGGCGTGATCAGCTACCCGTCAGCGATGGTACGCGCTCTGCAGGAATGGTGCAATCGGCAGTAA